CCGTAAAAGTGGTGTCTCCCGTCACTGACGAGAACCCGCACGGCTACATCGTGATCAACAAGTCGGACCTGACGGACGAGCACGAGATTTTCGGCGCTGAACCGGTCAAGCCGACGCGCAAGACCAAGAAAACGGACGACTGATATGGCTCTGACCGACGCTCAACTGACTGACGTGCGCAGGTTCATGGGATACCCGCTCAACGGGACGACCATGCAGATCACGAACGACCAAGACCTCGTGTATGGCTACTTCGGGATGGTCGTGATGTCGCTGCAGCAGCGGTTGACCACTCTGTCGGCGAGCGAAGAGTCTGTTCTGATCACCACCTACCTGACGCCGCTCTACACGCTCGAAGCCGCCATCTTTGGCGCCGGCGACAACCTCGACACCGATCAGGCTGCCGTTTGGACGCGCAACAAGAGCGAAGTGAGCGACAGGTCGAAGCTTTTCGACCAGTGGCGCCGCCGCATGTGCTCGTTCATCGGCTTCGCGCCGGGTCCGGAGCTCGGAAGCGGCACCGGAAAGGTCATTCGGGGCTGATATGGACGGCGCAAAAATCCAGCAAAAGGTCTATCGCGGCTACGCAATCGCCGCGTCGAAGATCGGCACCGCCTATAGCCAGTATCGCCCGCTCACAGCGGACTTGACCGGCCTCGCGCCGATCTCGACGACGCTCCTCGCCAGCTTCAACAGCGAGGACATGAAATACGGTCGCCCGAACAAGTACGGCAAGCCGACATGGTATGCGCTGGTCGACGGCACGCAGACGCAGGTCGGCGACTACCTGATCGGCGCGGCCGGGACGTTCTTCATTGCAGCGCAGCAGCCGTTGCTTCCGATCCTGGCGGTCGAATGCAATCGCGTGCTGTCGTTCGCGCGCCCGCAAGCGCAGGCGCAGTTCGGCGCGGTGACGAATTACGAGGGCAACACGCCCGCCACGCAGACGCCGCTCGCCACTGGATGGCATGCATCGGTTCTGCAGGGCACGAAGGGCGAGAAGAACGAAGTCGGTCTGCCCGGCGACGTGCGGAATCCGTGGTGGGCGATCCTGCTGCCGGCGATTCCGGGCGTCACGCTTCAGACAGGCGATCTCATCAGTGACGACATCGGGCGGCGCTACGTGCTTTCGAGCGTCGAACTGACGGACTTGGGGTACAGGTGTACCGCGCAGCAGGCACAGACATAACATGGCCGATATAAGCGAAGTGCAGAACACGCTCGTCGGCCTGATCGCCGGCGCGCTCTACCCGAACGGCACCGGTCAGGCTTCCGCAGTCGGCGCGCAGTGCCGCGTCGGCTCGGGCTGGCCCACGAAAGCGCAACTAGACCCTGATCTCGCGGGCGGCATCGTCAACGTGTCGGTCTACCCGACGTCGATCGAGCACAAGACGTCGCGCTACAACATGGCCGGCTGGCAGCAGATCAGCCACAACGCGCCGACGGTCACTCTGACGCAGGCAGGGCAGGCGATCACGATCGGCGGCACGGTGCCGGCGCCATTCTTCGCGCAGAACGTCGCGATCCTGATCGGCGGCCACGCCTTCACCTACGCGGTGCAGCAGAGCGACACGCTGACGACGATCGCCAGCGCGCTCGCAGCGCTGATCGCCATCACCTACGCCGGCACCACATCGAGCGGCGCGGTCATCACGCTGCCCACCGGCACACCGCAGCCAACGCTGCGCACCGGTGGCACAGGCATGGTCGGCAAGGAAGTGAAACGCCAGTCGCGCGTCGTGCGCATTGTGATCTGGTCGCCGACTCCCGCTCTGCGCGATGCCGTTGCGAGCCTGCTCGATGCGTTCCTCGCGCAGCTCGACTTCCTGACGCTGCCTGATGGCTTCGCCGGGCGGCTGCTGTATCACCACTCGGATCTCGTCGACCTGCAGGAGAAGGCGAACCTGTATCGCCGCGATCTCTGCTACTCGGTCGAATTCCCGACGACCATCACGCAGCAGGCGACCGACGTCACGGTGACGGTCACGAATCTGGTCGAGCCCTCGACGGGCGCGGTCATCAAGCAAATCATCTACTAGGAGCCGTCATGGCTGACATCAAGGCTGCCGTCAAGGCAGAGATTTCGCACGCGCTCGTCGTGATCCACGCGTTCGGCGATTACGTGCGCGGCGACATCATCAAGGCGAAGGATGAGATCGAGAAGATTCTCGGCGGCGAGAACGCATCGCACGTCAACAAGGTTGCCGTCGACCCGGCCGCCGCGCAGTAATACCCACATCAACGCAGAGAAGGCCGCCTGTGAGGGCGGCTTTTTCGTTTGGAGCATCCCTCTATGCCGATTTATCAAGCCGGCCAGCTCAACGTCAGCGCGTTGAACGCACCGGGCGTCTATCTTCAGATCCAAACGCCACCCCCGATCATCAACGGCGTGGCGACCAACCTGCTCGGCCTGGTAGGCATCGGCTCGTGGGGCCCGGTCAACAGCGCAACGCTGATCGGCTCGCCGAACGACCAAGCCAACTGGCTCGGCGCACCGCAGGTCCGCAAGTATGACCTGTCGACTGCAGTGCAAGTCGCGCTCGCCGGCGGCGCCAACGCGATCCAGTACGTGCGCGTCACGGATGGTACCGACGTCGCGGCATCGTGCCTCGTGAAAGACACGGCAGGCACGCTCACCGGCATGACGCTGACGGCGATCTACACCGGCACGGTCGGCAACACGCTGACGGCAGCAATCACGACCGGCACGGCCGCGTCGAGCTACAAGCTCACGCTGACGCGCCCCGGCTTCACGCCGGAAGTGTTCGACAACGTGACCGGATCGGGCGCCGCACTGTGGCAGGCACTCGTCAACGCCGTGAACCTCGGCACCTCGGCGCGCGGCCCGTCGCAACTGTTCGTCGCAACGATCGGCACGTCGAGCGCTGTGCCGAGCATCGTCAACACCTTCACGGCAACGGCCGGCACGGACGGCACGACGACGATCACCGACGCAGTGCTGCTCGGCACGGACGGCACCAGCGCGACGCGCAAGGGCATGTATGCGCTGCGCTCAAGCGGCGTGCAGGTCGCAACGCTCATCGATCACACGGATTCGACGTCCTGGAGCACGATCCTCGCGTTCGCGCTGTCCGAAGGCATCTACTTCGGCGTGCAAGGCGCATCGGGCGCGTCGTATTCGACCGTCTCGACCGCGCTCAACACGGCCGGCGCTGACGGCTACGGCCTGAAGGTCATGGTCGGCGACTGGATCTACTGGCAGGACAACACGAACGGCGTGCAGCGCCTGCTCGGGCCGACGACCTTCTGGGCGCCGAACCAAGCATCGATGGCGCCGCACCTGTCGAGCCTGAACGATCCGATCTTCGGCATCGCCTGCACGCAGCGCGTGTCGCAGAAGAACGCCTACAGCATGGCAGAGATCGGGCAGGTCGCCACGTCGCGCCTCGACGTCATCACGAACCCGAGCCCCGGCGGCAATTACTACGCGTGCCAGACCGGCCGCAATGCGTCGAGCAACCCGGCGACGTGCGGCGACAACTACACGCGGATGACGAACTATCTCGCGCTGACGTTGGCCGCGGCGTTCGGCTACGTGATCGGCAAGCCGCAAACGCCGGACCTGCGCAATCAGGCGAAGTCGGCGATCCAGTCGTTCCTCTCGAGCCTCTGGAACCTCGGCATGATCGGCGACGTGAACAACCCGCAAGCGGTTCCGTTCACTGTGCAGATCGACGCGAACAACAACCCGTCGCAGGCCGTATCGAACGGCTACATGACGGCGAACGTGACGGTCAAGTATCTGTCGATCGTCTTCTACTTCGTCATCAACCTGCAAGGCGGTCAGACGGTTGTCGTGAAGTCGTCGAGCGCGACGTCGGCAGGCTAATAGCCGCACTCCCCAATAGCACACAGGGCGCCTTCGGGCGCCTTCTCTTTTTCATAGGTGCGACTCATGCCTGTAAATGGCTTTACCGTAGGCAAAGACTACGCGGTCACCGTGCAGACGCCGAGCGGCCCGATCCAGTTCAACCTCGTGACCAAGTTCACGAAGAAGCAGGATCTGATCGACAAGAAGATCAAGGGACTCGACGGCCGCACGCGTCACGTCGTGTTCCCCGATGGGTGGAATGGCTCTTTCGAGATCGAGCGCCAGGACAGCACCGTCGACGACTACTTCGCGGCGCAGGAAGCAGCGTATTACGCCGGTCAGAACACCCTGACTTCGACGATCACCGAAACCATCACGGAAGTGAACGGCTCGGTGTCGCAGTACCAGTTCGCGAACGTCATCCTGAAATTCCCGAATCCGGGCGATGCGTCCGGTGACGAGACGGTCAAGATGTCCGTCGACTGGCTCGCCGAGCGCCGCATCAAGTTGGCGTAACGCCGCGCGGCCGGCTAAATGTCGGCCGCTCCCGAAAACTCTCACCAAAAAGTCATGGCAAAAATCACTGTCAAGCCGTCCGAAGGCGACGCAATCGAGCGCCCGAGCGACATGATCGTCAAGCAGTCAGCGCAGCAGATCACCGTTCACGATGAAGCCGGCCGCGCAATCGCGTTGCGCCTGCCGAAGCCGCTGCAGCGCCTGCGCTTCGCCGCGGCGATGGGCGAGGACTCGTCGAATCAGTTGTGGTCGGCGATGGTCGCGCCGCTGATGTACGTCGGCGCCATCGACGGCGAGATGGTTTCGGTCCCGTCGAGCAAGCGTGAGATCGAGGCGCTTTTCCAGCGACTCGACGATCACGGACTCGAAGCAGCCGGCGAGGGCGTGCGAGAACTGTTGGGCCTCGTCGTGACGGAGGTCGACGAAGCAGCGGCAAAAAAATAGCAGCCAACGCCGCGATTCGTGAGGCGTTGTGGCTGACTCAGAACAACGTTCCTTTCGACGTGGCGTTCTCGCTCGACGACACGACCCGCTTTGCGTGGGCGATCGTCGTGTCGGAGCAGCAAAGCGGGCGCGAATTCGACTGGAGCAAGAAGGAATTCGTGGATCGCACATGAAAGAGTTCAAAAGCTTCACCGCATTCGCG